CTGTATACCTTCGGTTTCGCCTAGTCTTCCATATAAATCTGAGGTAGCGCCAGCTGCTAGTTCTCTGCCTTCGCCTATAGAGCTTAAAAGACCTTCAAGGCCTCTATCACGCAAAGCTCGCTCTTCTTCAACACCCATTCTCGTGGTGCCCAGGGCTTGATTAGCCAAAGATCTTTGTCTTTCTAAACCTATGTCAGAACGCTCAATACCTTCTCTGTATGCTGATTCTGCATCGCCTAGGAACCTATCTTGTATACCTACCTGGTCACGAGTGAGCTGCATTGCTCTTAGTTGATCTGGAGTTAATCCAGCAACCTCTTGATCTACTACCCTGGGTGTTCCGTCTGGATTGAAAAAGGTGCTTTCCGCTGCTTGCATTGCACCAGGTATAAATCCGCCTTCGCCGTCTAAACCAAACAGTAGTTGTTGTGTGGTTGCGTCAGCTGTTGTTGAAGTCTGGTTGATACCAGATACATAAGGGCTGTCACCAGCTGCATCTGTTGGGGGTGGTAATTGATCTTGGCCTGGTTGCGCAAAACCACTTTGCTGTTGTCTAAACTGCCTTAATTCGTCTAGCGTAATACCATAGTAATCAGCTTCTTGCTGGTCATAGAGCGCTAGTTCTTCTGCTGTGGGTGCGCCATAACCGTAGTTAGCAGCTCCGCCGACTTGAAATTCTCTAGGCATTTGCATTTGCGTAACTCCCAAATAGGTCCATCATGTCATACATCATGTTTGTGCCGCGCTCCCTATCCGGTGTTCCAGTAGGGGTCAATGTCAATATACCGCCCTGGTTCTGCATTTCAAAACCACCAGCGCCTCTTACTGCTGCGCCAGTCATTACAAATTCACCGTCGCTTAACATGGCCGGAATGTCGTCACTTGTTTCAGTGCCAGGACCATCGATCTGTCCATTCATTCTTTCAAAGTCTTCCATGGCCACATCGCCACCTTCAGCATAAGCCATTGGGTAAACTGCTCCACCCATAGCCGCTTGCATTGGCTGGCCGCCTGATAATGTTGGGATAGTACCTTGGGGCAATAAACCAAACTCAACAGGGTTAGGTGCTTGCGTACCCATTCTCCTGGCTATTTCAGCTTCTATATTGTATCGACCTGTTGGCCCCATTGTTGTTAATGGTGTTTGTGGTACGCCTCTATCTTCTTTGGCTTCGTCGTAAGCCATCTTGCCCAGTAGATAAGCTGGTATACCAGCAGCTGCTAAGCCACCGATTCCGCCCATTCCACCAAACATACCGATTCCACCAAACATACCGCCACCACCTTGTTGTTGCCCACCACCTACGCCGTAGTTAGTAAGCCCCATGCTGTCTGTAAAACCACCAAACATATCACCGATTGCGCCATAGTTGCCGACGCCATCCGAACCGCCACCGCTGTATAGGTTGCTAAAGAAGTTGCCACCTTGCGCAGTTGCCATTCCTGGAATGTTTAATGCCTGGCCAGCAAAAATCATGTTTGGATCTGTGATCTGTGGATTTGCTGCTAATAATTGGTCAACGCTCATGCCGTTTGCTTGAGCTATCTGACTAAGGTTATCACCGGCTTGTATTTGATATTGGCTACCAGCTCCTGGAACACCGCCACCAGGAACAGCACCAGGTACATTTGGCATACCAGGTACTTGCGCACCGCCAAATAACATTGATTGAAAATTCTTGGTTATGCCCTGAATACCGGATCCAGAACGAGATAACATTTGTGAAGGATCTGTAATACCAGTTGGTAATCCAACCTCACCGGTTACCTTGTTAAAGTAATTACCCTGGGCATCTTGTGCATAATCATCTGGGTTTTGTGATTTAAACAACCCCTTCGCAGTTCCGTATGGATCGTTAACCAAACTACCGACGCCTTTAGATAAAGCGCTTGGCATATCTTTGAAGCTTTGGCCTAAACCAGAGAAGAATCCACCGGTTGTTCCAGCTCCTTTGATTGCACTTATGCTATCGCCAATGCTTGGACCCGTTCTTAATGGTCCAGCTACAGTTAATAGTGACAATGGATTAGCTCGGCCTTTGGCTACGTCATAAACTGTACCGGCCTTGTTAACTAATGCTGCAATCGGCTGCCAGGGACCAGGTATAAACTGGGCCACCTTGGCTATAGGTCTTACAACCTTTTTGACTACTTTTTTAACACCCTTGGCCAGTTTCTTAAAAAAACCAAATTCTTCTAAACCGGTCATTGGGTTAAGTGAAGCTATCCCTACAGAAGAAACCGCCATCTCTGGATCTATACCCAGCTCTGCAAATTTAGCGTTTACTGTGTTTTCAAATTGTTCGTCTTCAAAAGCTTCTGGTGGCAATATAACTTCACCAGGTCTTAAATGAGCCAGTGATGTATCTTCACCACGGCCCTCTGCTTGTATCTGTGCAGCCATTTGTCCTAATGGTGCAGAGGCACCGACCATTGCTGCTTCTATCATTCGGTCTAATGCTTTAATTTCGTCGGGATCATTGGCTTGCATTTTTTGTATCTGCAAACCTTCTATAGCTGATTCCAGCTCCATAGCTGGGTCTGTGGGTTGTGCTATTTGTTCCTCGCCCACACTTTGTCTCATGCGCATACCAAAACCAGGGCCTTGTGGAGAAGCGTCTTGCTCCATCATTTGAGTCGCTTGTTCTCTAGCTTGCGCTTTTGCTGCAATAGTTTCTTCAGTGTCACCCATTTGTGGAAAATAAGTTTGATCCGCCCAAGCCATTTCAGCATTATTTATAACGGCTCCCGTTTCTTTTTTAAGTAAAGCGGTTATAAAATTTTGCTTTTGTGCGTCAAAGTCTTTGTATTCAGGCGTCATCATCATTCGTTCCAAGCTTTCTGGAACCAATGGAAGATTGTCAACAATTCTGTCTCTTACAGACGGTTGGTAATTTAAAGCGCCACCTTCTTGATAACCCATGGCTTTATAATCTTCGTGCGTAGCGCCTGGCATTACTGTGCCATCTGGCATAGTATGACTTGCCGTACCTCCACCCATAAATTCCTGTACGTTGTACCTTTTCATTAAAGCGCTTTGTAGATTATTGTTTTCCATAATTATGTTATCTCTATAGTAACTGCTCCCACCCCAAAGGTTGCTGCAACTCCGACGGGGTAAGACTGGTGCTCATATAAGTTTCTAAAGCTGTTCCCATCGAATGCTTGATGCACCTCCACTGTTGTGTTAAATATTATAGCACCTGTGGCAAATTGTAACCCAGAAATGTCAGCAGCGCTAAAATGTCCTACTGCATCGGGATCCACGGCCCCTAAATTTAACTCTAAAACTCTAACTAAACGGTTAAAAGTATTGGCATCGACCGACTCTCCTTGAGCCGTCGGAAGTCTTGTCGGCAGTAATTTTGACACTAGCCTCTACGGCCAGAAGCTTGTATATCCAGCCTCGTATTGCCGACTCTCCATTTATAATCTTTTCTGTCTTCACTTAGGTTATCGTCATCCGATTCAAACCTAAGAGCCATTTGTCTTGTCCTGGTGCGCAAACCACCGAATGTAGTAGTCGGTGTTATCTGTGTTGTTGAGTCTGTCGTTAAACTTTCTCCAGGGTAGTTTCTACGCTTGATAACTGCATTTATAGCCGGTGTATTGGATACGCCTCTTGTCGTATCAAATTGTACGTCTGGCACAATTTTTTTAATAAACTGAAAGTTTTCACCGTCGCCCAGGTCAATGTCACCCGACTCAATAAATACACCGTCCATACTATCTGTGTCGTCGTTGTATCCGGTTTCGTGTAAGTAAATGTATTGTTCGCCAGATACGGTGCCAGTTGCTCTTGGCTTGTCTTCAATACCAGCATCTAGCCAGGCATACCTAACTAACTTGCCAATCGACCAGGTTGACTCTTCGTAATTGTAAATTGCGTATCTAGATATTTCCTCGGTGTCGTCCTCTAGAGACGGATAGAAAAACCACACCTCGGAAAATTCTGCGTTAACAACCGTATGACATTTAAATGCTTGTCCCAGGTTAAGATCATCAAATACATAGTCTTGAACCGAGCAAGGTAATTTTTGTACCGATCCGTTGTAAAAGTAAAAAGCATTTTTAGACATAAAATACACGCCATTTGGCGCGTTGGCTGCTCCCTTCGGCCCTATTAGACCAGCTCCTTCGTTAATTAAATTTATAGCAAAAGTTAACGGCGGACCTATAAAGTTCATGCTGTATAAGGATGTATCGGTCCATATTAGCGTTTCTTGCCTGGATTTGAGGCCGCCAACAATTAGCGAGCCAGAAGACAGTCGTACAGAACCAGCACTGTTGGTAGTTAACGGTTCAAACTCTAACTCGTTTTCGGTGTCAGAGAAGGCAACCAACATAGGATCAACAACACCCGTTCTGCTGCTGCCCGATATAGGGTCTGCACCTAATACAATTAAATGTCTGTCTGTTTCTGAAGTTATGACTTGCAGCCCAATAGTTGGCACTAAATTAGCACCACTTACATCGCTTAATTGTAGCGCCCTAACGCTTAGCCCGTTGTTTTCTACCCATCGATAGATACCACCCCCGCGAGGGTTAATAATTAAATTTTCACCAAAATTATCGTGGGTCCAGAGTCTTAACTGGCCTACAGCTGTAACTGCGCTTGTAGATCCAAACGTACCAGCGCCCCAGGTGTTAACACCCCAACCGCTTGAAGGTACATAAACGTCCAGGCCAGAATTAATTTGGTATACGCCGTCCACTCCAGCACCGCCATTACCAGAGTCAGAGGAGTTTGCAGTAACAGTAGCGCCAGAAGTGTTTTTGGCTGTTATTTCGTAGGTGTTGTTGCCCGTAACCAGGCTAATTTGATATTCTTGATTTAGTACCGCGGCCGTAATCAAACCACCTAATGAGACTGCGCCATCTATTGTGACAAAATCACCATTGACAGCTCCATGGTCAGAGTCTGTTGCTGTGATTGTTGAAGATCCGTCGGTAGCAGAAAATGTTATTCCATTGGTTGTGGTGGCTCTAATGGGAGTTACGTCATTATAAGCCTGGCCCTCTTCAATGTAATATTTATTGGTTGTGCCTATACCCAGGTATCTTGACCCTCCTAGAGAGATCCAGGAGTGTAATGCTCTTGCTGAGCCAATATATGTGCTTGAGGTTAGCCTTTCCCAACCACCAATCTTTTCTGGTCTGCCCTTTCTAAAACGTACAAAGTTTCCGTCAACCCAGCCGTTCTCATTAGAATAGTCGGTTTCTTCTTTATTTATACCAGGCTTAAAATTAAATACAGTTAACGGCATAACCAGACACCTTTAACCTTGTTAAGCCAAACGAATAATAGCTGCGCTACTTGAAGCACTTGGAAAAACTACGGTGAAGTCACCGGCTGTGCTTGTCTTGTCGCCTCCAAAATCAATAGCAGCAATCGCTTTGTTGCCGTTAGTAGAGTTGTATAAAAGACAACCTCTAGCAGTAACTGTAGCAGTACCAAATGTAAGATCCGCAAAATCACAAACCGCCACACTACCAGACAAAGCTGGGGTTACGTTAGTGAGTGCATTTCCGCCAGAAGAATAGTTTGTTCCGCTTGATTGTCCTGTCGTGACAAATACAGTTGAACCAGCGCCTAGCGTTGCTGAAGATGTATAAAGCGCCAGCTTGATACTGTCGGCACCGTTTGTTAGATTATGCCCCTCTACAAGCAATTCTTGCTTGAAGCTGTTGCATATAGCAGATGTAATAGCCATGTTATAACTCCTTAATAATGTCAGCCATGTCTTTATGACCCTGGCCTCTTAATAAGTTTACCACAGTTGTTCGATCTGAGGCGATTCCACTGCGGATCCCTCTTAACACTATATCATACACTGTCTGCTTGAAAGCTAAAGCTTGTTGCCTAACATGGTCTGGAGCGTGCTCCGATATTCCACAAATTTTATTGGTTACTTGCGCAGCCCAAAATTCTGGGTCATGCCCTTTGTTTTCGGTGGTATGTACTCCCACTTGTCCTAGTTTTATAAATGCGTCTGTCATCCTTTAAATGGCTCTGGTGGCCTTGGTACTGTTTGTATTGTGGTTTTGCCTGTTTCTATCATCTGGTCCATTTCTGATTTATTGCAAACAAACCATTCGTCTTTATCTGGTATAGCTATCTTTGGGTCATCTAATCTGTGATAACCAT